AAGGGCAGAACGGGTATTTTCGACCATGACCCTAAAAGTTCAAAGCAGACTGCTAGAATATTCGACACTTGGGTGGAAACTCTGCCTGAGAAAACTACGACAGACGGAGAGGCTTACCGCAGGCTTATGGCAAAGGCTTACATGGTGCGAACTGCTTCTAACGGCGACCTTATAAGTGAGATTCAGAGCGGAATAAAGAAAGAGGCATCCATTAGCTGCACCATGGGAGAGAAGCTTTGCTCTGTATGCGGAGAGGATATGCACAAGGGCGGCTGTGACCATGAAAAGGGCGGTGAATACGGCGGTATACTGTGTTATCACATTCTTGACGAGCCGCTTGAAGCTTACGAGTGGTCGTTCGTGGCAGTGCCTGCACAGGTGCAAAAAACGGAAACTGTAATTACCAGAAAAAAGACAAGGCAAAAGATATAGAGGTCTTGATTACAAACTATTAAAGAAAGGATAAAAAGGTATGCACTATTGTTTACTTTTAATCACTAAAGAAATACCTTCGGAAAATAGAATTTCTGAAATTTTGGAACCTTATGATGAAGAAAATTTGGAATGCGACAAAACTGGTAAAATAATCTCTTTTCCAACGTTTACATATGATTGGTGGGAAATTGGCGGTAGATATTCAGGCAAATTGAAATTAAAGATTGATGATTGTTACTCTTCGACGGAGACAAGAGACGGTTTTCTGTATGTAGATGGAGCGAAGATAGACAAACTGCTCAATTTTGATGAGATTAATTGTTTTGTCTGCATAGACTCTGACGAGAATGTTATTGCTCGTGAAACTTGGAACAGACACGCATTTATAAAAGACGAAGATTTTGACAGAAAGCTTACTGAAATAAAAAAGAAAAGTAAAGGTATGTTTGCCACAATTTTAGATATTCATAATTAATTTAGTTTATTCAAAAGGAGATGAAACGCTAATGGCATTGCCTAGCAAATTTTATATTTCTGATCTACATTTAGGTCATAAAAATATACTCGCATTTGATAATAGACCGTTTTTCAGCCTTGAAGAAATGACCGAAACTATCATCTCAAATTGGAATAGTGTTGTCGGCAAAAATGACAGCGTGTATGTTCTGGGGGATATGTTTTGGAACAACGCAGAAATACCAATAGTTCTTCCGAGATTAAATGGGGTTAAATTTCTTGTCAAGGGCAATCATGATCGAGTAAACGAAGAAATGAAAAAACACTTTGTTTGGATAAAAGACTATGCTGTTATCAAAGACGGCGAAGAACACGTTGTACTTTGCCATTACCCTATAGCTCATTGGATTAACGCTGACTATGGTTATATTCATTTGTATGGGCATATTCACAATGGTAGAGATACAAGACCTTTTAGTGAGTATGCTGAACAAATGAGAGAGCGTGGTTTCCCTTATAGGTGTGCAAATGTAGGTTGCATGTTGCATGATTATACACCGGCAACACTTGACGATTTAGGACTGAGAAATAATGAATGATTCTATCTTTGAGGGGGGATTATATTTGATAACTTACTGTCCTGAATGCCACCAAAAAACTTGCATAGCTTTTATTCCTCAAAACAGTCAATTACAAATTCCTTGCATATGTAAATGTAGCAACTGTGGTTTTGAAATGAATACAGATATCTTATTGTCGTTTTGTAAGCTTAAAATAAAATTTAAAATGATTAGAGGTGAATAACAATGGGAATAGAAAGAGATGTAGAACGAATGCTGAGAGGAGAGTCAGCAGAACCTTCTTTTTTAAATGATTTGAGTCAGAAAACTTATCTTATTAACGCAGATTACGAATATTGTTTGGACAGAACTAATTATTTGCAGAAATACATTTCATCTTTGGAACAAAGAGTTGAACTTTTAAACGCTCAGATTGCCCTGTTAGAAGCAAAGGGATTAATGAGGAAACATTGATGAAAGAGATTAAAGTAGCAAAGTATTCTAAACAATGGTGTAAAACACGAATGGCAACATCAGCGATTGCTAGTATTATCTCTTTCTGTGTCACTGTTCTGACAACACCAATTATGGTACATTTCTATGACGAATACGGCTTACATCATGTCAAAACTATAGTAAGTATAATAGTGATTTCAACCTTTTTTGCAACATGGCTATATTGCTATGCAAAGGCTATGCAGTTTGAGTATTATGAGAACTTTATATACAATCGAATTAGGAAGAGTAAACGTAAACAAGATAGGAAATATAGAAAATGGCTGTCTTAAAAAGGAGGTAAGTTTATGAAGGTATATTGCAAGGTATTTGACGCCTTATGTGAACGCTACCTAAATTTAGGTGCTACTAATCGTATAGGATATCGAGACAAGGTATATAAGATACAGCAAATATATGATAAAGGGTATGTAGTATGTTATGCGCCTGAGGAAGTTCTATACACATGGGGTATGACAGATAAAGAAATAAAACTTATGCAGGAGGTTGAATTTGCATGAGGAGGGATTGTAAATGACCAACCATCAAAAATTGCGGCAATTACCTGTAAAGCAACTGGCTAAACTGCTTGTAAAATATTGTCCAGATGTAGATTACTATAGTCGTCATTATGATTATGATGACGATTATGACTGTGGAGATGATAGCTATTATACATTTATACAACTTGACGACAATGAAAGTGAAATACGTTGTGGGGATGAAGAAACAGCTATCCTTGAATGTATGAGATATCTGAATAATCAGTACATAGGAGACGGTATGAAAATTAAAAAGAAACAATGTGAGGAGAGTGATTAAATGCGATATAATTTATGTTGTACATCGACATATAATATAAGAAAAATAGCAGAAAAATATCCAAGAATTAATAAATACCATCTTGTTACTAATCCAATTGGCACCAATGGTAACCTTCCAATGGGAACGATTGAAGTTAATGATCCTATACAGTTTCTTGAGGATATTTGTGCTGACTCAAGATATGATGTAGAAATAATTATTGGTAAAGAGTATAAAAAAGAGTGTAAAAAAGCTGGTAAATATTACATCGAAATTTATGATGATTATAGGGAGTGAAAATTAAATGATTGGTGTTTTAGTAGTAACTGATAATATAAAAGAATGGGAAGATAAGTTTCGGGCTTGTATGAAATTCACTTCAGAACGACGCGATATTTACAGCAATGAATTTTATTTTAAAAATGAAGTGTTTTCAATATACATTGTAAAATCTATAAAAGAGCAAAGAAGAGGTTATAGATGGAGTGCAATAATCTTGGACAAACCAATTGATACAGAAATCGAATTCCAGTTCCTTAGACCACGCATTTGTAGCGTAGTAAAGACTGACAACTATTATAAAGAACTTGTAGAAGAATGTAAAAGGCGTAAACAAAAAATGTTTTATGAGAGGTAAAAATGGCAAAGGAAATAAGGAACTGTTATGACGGCTTGCCGCAGTATAATTATCTTGCATTAATGTGCGACAAGTGTGGTCGTGATGTAGATGAGTTATACATCGTAGGCGACGAAGACGAAGACCAGAAAGAAGAGCTGTGCGAAGAGTGCGCAAAAGATAAAATCATGGATTACATAGTTGGACGTGATTTTGGAGTAGAAGAGCTGTGCGATATGGCAGTCATAGGGTATAAACAAATTGATATAAACGATTTTATAGACGATTATGACGATGGCGGCGACCCAATCAAGAATATGTACTTATAAACGAGGTGGTTTTATCAAACAAGAAAAGGTAAATTATATTTTTTTAATACTAAAAATACTTGTTATATTACTGTTTATAATCGAGTTTACAATATTGCTAATCAATGCGCATGGTACACCCATAGAAAAGAAAATCATTAATAGCAACGAAACCGAAGTCGGTAGGCAAAATGAAATTGATTGTCACCTCACTTCGGCTCGAGCTCTAGTCGGTCATTTACATATTAATAAAATGATTATGGCTTCAGATACCATTGTAAGAATGTCCGATATATTTACCGTAGAGGAAGAAGATATTGTTATTGATAATATTGCCGAAGATATAATGAATGAACCTTGCGAACCAGAAATCATTATTGAACAGCCGAATAATTATGTCGGAACGTTTGAGGGCACTTGGTATTGTGCCACAGATATGGGATACTCGACGCCACCATATGGTTCATCTGGGCGAACGCTTGAGACGGGCTATAGTGTGGCGTCTAATTATTTTCCGAGCGGCACCTTGCTTTACATTGAGGGAGCTGGCGTTACGGGGACTTACCGTGTTGACGATACGGGCGGTATGTCGAGTAACGTTATTGACTTTTACTATTGGGATAGAGCGTTCGTACCTCAAAGCTTTTTGATGTCGGGACGTATCAATATCGAGGTTTATATATTGTAATGGAGGAAGACAAATGAAGGATTGTTACACTTGTGACGAAAGTAATTGTGCTTTTAGTGGACAAAATTTTTCGTCAAAATATGCGGCTTTGCAGATTAATGCAATTTATTGCAACAGTAGAAAGCGTGCTAAAGAACAGCTTGAGAGTTATGCAAAAGAACAAGCCTCTGATATCAAAGTATTGCGAGATACATTGTATGATGTTTCTTATTGCATAGGTTCTGAAACATGGATCTGGATTAATCCGTCGTTTATGTGTAAGGGAATAAAGCCAACCAAAGCCCTTATTGATGCCACCCTCGGCAAACAAATTATTCATAATGTTATAAGGCCATGCTTGACTTCTGCCAAACAGTGTGAAGTCAAATATTTTAACCTGACAGAGATAAAGGAGGAAAAATAATGAAAAAATTTCAAACAATAATGATAGCAATTTCTTTAATTGCCGTATTTTTATTGGAGCCAACTTTTATATTTATAGTTAGTTATTTTGGCGGTTTGGTACTTAATTGGATTTTCGGCAGTATGGTTGTCGAAAGCCTAAATATAATATTTGGAACAGATAGGTTTGCCACCGATATGCTCCCGTGGTTAATAGCAACAGTGTCAACGTTTGCAAGCTTTTTCAAAAGCCACAATGTTGGCAATAATGACAAGTAATCGAGGTGACAAATAAGATGAAGGATCCAAAGGGAGCAAGACGTAAATATTTAGGTTACATAGAAATGCAACGAATGATTGCACGTTATCCAGTTGAGTGTAAAGAGCTTGTGTACAGAAAAGAAACAGAAGAAGAAAAAAGAATAAGAGAAAAGCGCAAACTTATAAAAGAAATACACAAGCAAAAATATCAATTACATGTATAGGAGTGATTATAATTGAAAAGCGCATTTATTAGATTATCGACAATTAAAGAGGTACAAGAATTTATAAAGATTGTATCAAGGCTAGATTTCGAGGTCGATCTTAAGCAGGGGCGTTACAGAGTACCTGCGACAAGCCTTATGGGGATTTTTGCCCTCGATTTAGGTGAGTTAATAAAATTAGAATTTGATGCAGAAAAAAGTGGCGTAGTTACGCGCTTTTTCGCACCTTTCATCGTGGAGGAAAGCAAGTGAGAGTAGAAAATGTTAAAATTCACGATTTGGGTGAAAGTTTCAAGGCAAGCAAATATCCTATGACGATTGAGCCAGAAAAGTGTACAAATGAGTATACTTCCAGAATAAAAAGTCTTGGCAATAGCAAAGGAGGACACGATCAGTTTTTGAGCGGTGTCCTCGTTTCTTTTGATTTGACCTGTAGCAATAAAATGTGGATTGAGGCTGAAAGGTACAAATATTTGGTCTTCGTTTCAAGTCAATCTACCATGCACCGAATTTCCAAATTAGATATATCCGGGCAGTGTAATGAATATGTCGATGAAAAAATTATCGAGAGAGTCGAGGAGCTTAAAGATATATATAATCAGACAAAGGATACAGAAGATTATCTTCGTTTGTTATACAATGTTCCTAGTGGCTTTGAACTTACCGCACGACTGACGACAAATTACCGTTGTTTGAAAAACGTTTGGGAACAACGTCATAATCATAAATTACCAGAATGGAGAGAGTTTTGCAAGTGGATTGAAAAACTTCCTTATTTCAAAGAGATGTGTTTGAGCCAATATTTCAAGGAGGGCAATAATGAGTAAACCGTTATTTTGTATTCTCGGAGCTTCGGCAAGCGGTAAATCAACGCTTGTGCAAAAACTTGAAATTGAGTTAAACATGAAGCAGATTGCCTCTTACACAACACGCCCGCCAAGATATGAGGGCGAGGCGGGACATACTTTTGTAACCGAGGAAGAGTTTCAGAACCTCAATGACATTGTGGCATATAATTATTATCTGAACAATCATTATGGTGTTACGTCTCAGCAAATTGACGACGAAGCTCATGACCTCTATGTTGTTGATCAGACAGGTTTAAATGAGCTTAAAGAAAAGTATAAAGGCGACAGAAAAATTTACTCGGTATACATAGATTGTCTGCCTATTAATCGGTATGACCGCCTGTTTGATCGCTATTTTAAAATGTACCAGAATAGCCTCGTGGCAACAAATCGTGCAATGGAGCGTATTAAACAAGATGAAATTGAATTTGAAAATTGCAATCTTGTAGTGGATTATGTAATTACTAACAATGATAATATTGAGACAGCATATGACGAACTGAAAAATTATATTCAGGCGATAACTAAAAGGCAGGATAATGACAATGAAAATAATTAACAAGAGCAATTATAATGGTATTGTGTATCTTTCTCATCCATACGGCGGTAAAAAAGATAATCTTGACGAGGTTAATGAGTGTTAAAGATTGTTGACGATTATGCATCCTGAAAATTTATATTTAAACCCTATAGCTATGTTCGGGAGTTTGTATGATTGTACGAGCTATGAGCAAGGGCTAAATATGACTTTGTTTCTTCTCGAAGAACTGGCGGATCGCATGGTGATATGTTCCGATAGCTATATGTATTCTAAAGGTTGCCTGACCGAAATTGCGTATTGTAGCGAAAGAGGAATTCCGTATAAGTATTTAACACTTAGCCAGATTAAGAAAGAATATGAAAAATACATAAAGGAGCATAGCAAGAATGGCTAATTTTATTATTGGTACTTTGATCGGGCTTGTGCTTGGCTTTTTGATAGCCTATAGGACAGTGATTGAAGTGCTTGACGAATTAGACGAGAATGATAAAGGGGGAAATGCCAATGGAACTGAAAGCAAATCTGAAAAGACCTAGACCTTGGCGAATCGGCGTGGATTGTGACAATGTTATCAATAATCTAGCAGAGAGTATTATTGATGTTTATAATAAGGACTATAATGACAATTTGTCTATTGCCGATATAACCACCTATAATATGAGGCAGTTCTTTAAAAATGTATCTCCAGACAAATTCTGTGACTATTTCACGGATAAGAGGGTATGGGACAACATAAAAGTGCTTGAAAATTGTGTTGCTACATTGAAGAAATACCATGATTTAGGTTGTGAAATTTACATAGTAACAGCTACAGCCCCACAGAATGTTTCTAATAAAGTAACGTGGTTACAAGAACAACTTTCATTTTTAAATATGTATGATAGTCTAATAGTTATAAAGAACAAGCAAATGCTTAGTGGAGATATTGATATTCTAATTGATGATTGTGTAGACAATTTAGTTGGTGGCTATTACCATAAAATTTTATTTGATTATCCGTGGAATAGACATGGGTTTGAGTCTTATGAAAAGAACACTCATATGCTGCACCAAAGATATCGTTGTAGGAATTGGAACGATATTGACAAGGCAATCAACATGATTATGAAAACTGATATGGGTACAGAAATAGAATTAGACTTAAAGCCAGAAAACATAGAGCGTATAGAAAGCGAACAAAAAAATAGATTTTGTTTTAAGTGACAACAAGGAGTGATAAAATGTGCAAAATAGTAATTAAAAGAGATGGAACTAAAGTTAAGTTTGAAAGAGCAAAGATCGGTAAGGCAATTTTGAAAGCGTATAATGAAGTTTATCCTGATACATTGGATATAAATGCCGAACTTGCAAGCGACATATGTTGTGATGTGTGCAGAAAGCTTGAAGCCATGGCAGAAATTTCAGTAGAAGATATTCAGGACATAGTTGAAACAACGCTTATGGATTATGACAGAAATGTAGCAAAAGCCTATATTACATATAGATATAAACGTAGCCTTGTAAGACAAAGCAATACAACCGATAAAAGTATTCTTGAATTAATTGATGGTGTAAATGATTATTGGAATAACGAAAATTCAAATAAAAATGCAACACTCGCCACAACACAAAGAGATTACCTCGCAGGAATTACAAGCACGGATATTTCACAAAGATTTCTATTGCCATTAGATGTGGTTGAAGCACATAAGCAAGGCATTATCCATTTCCATGATATGGACTATTTCGCAGAACATATAAGTAATTGTTGTCTTGTAAATCTTGAAGATATGTTGCAGAATGGTACAATGATTAATAAAGTCAAGATTGAAAAGCCACATAGACTTATTACGGCAACTACGATTGCAACGCAAATTATTACTGCCGTAGCAAGTTCTCAATATGGTGGTACAAGTATTACACTTACACATTTAGCCCCTTTCGTTAGAGATAGTTATATTTATCATCTAAATAAATATAAAGATCGTGGACTAGACTATGATAAATCTGTAGAATTTGCAAGACTTGATATAAAAAAAGAAATTGAAGATAGCGTTCAAACTTTTAATTATCAAATTAACAGTATGTCAACCACTAATGGGCAAACACCATTTTTAACTGTATTCATGTACCTTGGTGAAACAAATGAATATAAAGAAGAATTGGCAGCTTTAATTAAGGAGTTTATTAAGCAACGTATTCTTGGCTTGAAAAATGAAAATGGTGTTTATGTTACACCTGCTTTTCCTAAACTTATTTACGTTCTTGAAGAGGACAACATAAGAGAAGGCTCAAAATATTGGGACATTACTGTTGACGCCGCAAGGTGTACAGCTAAAAGATTAGTGCCAGATTATATAAGTGAAAAGAAAATGAAGGAACTAAAAGAGGGCAATTGTTTCCCATCAATGGGGTGCAGAAGCTTTTTAGCTCCATACAAAGATGAAAATGATAATTACAAATTCTACGGCAGATTTAATCAAGGCGTTGTTACGATAAACCTTGTTGACGTTGCCCTATCATCAAATAGAGATATAAATAAATTTTGGCAGCTATTTGAAGAAAGGACAGAATTGTGTCACAAGGCTTTACGTTGCAGGCATGAAAGACTCAAAGGAACTTTATCAGATGTTGCACCAATTCTGTGGCAAGATGGTGCGTTTACTAGACTAAAGAAAGGCGAAAAAATAGATAAATATCTTTATGGTGGTTATTCATCTATTTCACTTGGCTATGCAGGTCTTTATGAATGTGTAAAATATATGACAGATCATAGTCATACAGACAACAGTGTGGGTGAAAAATTTGGTCTCGAAGTAATGGAAAGACTTAATAAAAAATGCGAACAATGGAAAAGTGCAGAAAATATTGGCTATTCATTATATGGTAGCCCAATAGAATCCACAACATACAAATTTGCAAAATGTCTTAAAAAACGTTTTGGTATTATTGAGGGTATTACAGATAGAGATTATATAACAAATTCTTATCACGTTCCTGTTTTTGAAAAAATCAACCCATTTAAGAAATTGGCTATTGAAAGCAAATTTCAATCACTAAGTCTAGGCGGTGCGATCAGTTATGTAGAATGTGCTGATTTGCAAAATAATATTCCTGCTATTCTTGAAGTAATTAAGTTTATTTATAACAACATTATGTATGCCGAACTTAATACAAAAAGCGATTATTGTCAAGTGTGCGGATATGACGGAGAAATCAAAATCATTGATAACAATAATAAACTAATTTGGGAGTGTCCTAATTGTGGCAATAGAGATACAAATAAAATGAATGTTGCTAGGCGTACTTGTGGATTGACTTAACAATATAGTCCACGTTAAATAGGTTAAACTGCGGAGAACTCCCCATAATCCTAATTCACCACAACGGAATTGGAAACGATAAACGTGACGGTGGTGCGAATTTAAAATTCAATAGTCCGACAGGATAGAAACCATAAAAAGTAATTAGGGTAGGGACAATCGAGTGTGCAAGTCACTCAAACGCATCGAAGCTCCTTAACACATAATGGTGATGGAGAACGTTCAACGACTATAATACCTATTGATAATATTAAATTGTTTATAATGAAACGAATAATAATATTGTTAAATTGTATAGTCTACTCCCCTCATAAATATCGGGAAACCGAGGGTAAAAAAAGGATATTGGTAGCAATTTTTGGAATCAAGGCAGAACTCAAGAAATTAAACACAGGTATGTTCACCTTGATAATCATAATATAGGAGAATAAACAATGAGATATGCTAGTATAAGACAAATGGACATTAGCAATGGAGAAGGCATTGGGGTCGCTTTGTTTGTGCAAGGCTGTCATTTTCATTGTTTTAATTGCTTTAATCCCAACACTTGGGACTTTAATGGTGGCAAAGAGTTTGACTTATATGAATATGATACTCTCATAAAAGCCGTTAAACAACCTTTCATACAGCGTATATCATTTCTTGGCGGAGAACCACTTTGCCCTGAAAATCGTGCATATGTAACAAACATATCTAATATGATAACAACACTTTGTCCTACCAAAACACAATGGTTGTATACAGGATATAAGTGGGAAGAAATTAAAGACTTGCCCATTATGGACTACCTTGATGTAGTCATTGACGGTCAATATGAAGATGATAAACGTGACATAACATTAAAATGGCGAGGGTCAAGCAATCAAAGGGTTATTGATGTACAGGAAAGCCTAAAGCAAAACAAAGTTATTCTTTGGTGTGATTAATAAAAAAAGGGTTTGCATTTTAGCAAACCCTAATAGATTATTAGCCGCCACAAATCATAATTTGTTCAATATTATGTTCAACGAATGATAGCGACTAATCACATCTTAATTATAACATATAGAAACAAAAAAGTAAAGTGAGGTATCTTAATGATTTATGTTGCAGAATTTGAAAAAGTAACAAAAGAGCGTTTTGAATATGACATGGTAAAGAGCGGATATACAGATTTTTCGTATGATAATATTATAATACCAACAAGAGCAACGTCTGGCTCAGCGGGCTATGATATACATACACCTGTAGCAATCAATGTCAAGGCGGGTGAAACTGTCCTTGCCCCATTGGGCATACGTTGCAAAATAGACGAAAATTGGTTTCTGGCAATTGTCCCGAAATCAGGCTTGGGCTTTAAATACGGAATGAGGTTATCAAATACCTTTGGCGTAGTAGATAGCGATTATTCGCACTCAGAGAATGAAGGGCACATTATGGCAAAGTTCTCAGTGGACAAGGATTTAGAGCTAAAGGCTGGCGATAAATTGTGTCAAGGTATTTTTATTAAGTATGGTATTACTGTTGATGATAAAGCCGACGGCATAAGAAATGGTGGCTTTGGAAGCACCGGAAGATAGTGTTAAAGCTTTTGTGGAGGTACAACAAATGGAACAGATCTACACAATAAAAGAAGCTGCTCAAATTCTTAGAGTAAACACGAATTACATATATCGAGAAATAGGCGAGGGTAAAATTAAAGCTATAAAGATAGGTTCGTTAAAAATACTTGAGTCTGAATTGCTTAGATATATAGATACAAAATCATCGTAAAGTAGAGTACGCACGAATGTGCGTGCTTTATTTTTTTTTCGTATTAACTAAGGAGGAGAATTATGGCAAGATTAAATGTGCGTAAGCGTGGCGACAAATGGGAGTATCGTTTTGAAGGTGCGACAATTAACGGCAAAAGAAAACAGTACACAAAATCTGGATTTACTAATCGTAGGGCGGCGCAAAAAGCAGGTACGCAAGCCATGAACGAGTATAATAGAACTGGCAATGTATTTGTTCAATCAGAAATAAGTTTTAACGATTACCTTAAAACTTGGTTTGATGTGATTTGTGAAGCAAAACTTAATAAACAAACAAAAGCCAATTACCAGAAAAAGCTAAGATTATATATATTGCCTGAATTGGGGAAATATAAAATAAGTTCGCTAACTCCTCCTTTATTACAAAAATTTATAAACAAACTTTATGATTCAAAGATGAGCAGAAATACTTTGTCGGTTATTAAATCGATCCTTTCAAGCAGTTTAAGTTATGCCGTAGAACCACTAAATTATATTTCTTCAAATCCCATGGCATATGTTCAATTGCCAAGCAAACGTTTGGCAACGGTCGATTCTAAGACTCGGCCGCATTATCTAATCTCGGAAGAAGACATGTTACGAATTTTTGAGCGTTTCCCAGAGACCTCTTCTACTCATATACCAATGATGTTGGGCTACAAATGCGGACTTCGATTAGGCGAGGCATATGGACTATGTTGGAACGATGTAGATCTGATTAACAAAACAATCTCAATAAACCGTCAAATACAATGGGACGATAGCGGAAAACGGTGTTGGTATTTCTCAAATCCAAAATATGATTCATTTAGGACAATAACTATAGACGATGGACTAACCGAGCTTTTGCGACGTGAAAAACAAAGGCAAGAAGAGTATCGCCGTTTTTTAAAAGACAAATTTATTTGTTGGTTTGAGGATAAAGACGGAATATTAAATAACGAACATAGAGGCAAAAAAATACATCCTGTCTGTATAAGAAACGATGGCAGTTATATACAGCCAAGAACAATGCAACATACTTCGATGATTATACACAAAAAGTTAGGTATCAATTTTACCTTTCACTCTTTAAGGCATACGCATTGCTCAATGTTGTTATCAGCAGGGGCTAAGCCTAAATATGTTCAGGAAAGGTTGGGACATAAAAATATTCAAATCACATTGGGAATATACCAACATCTTACAAATGAAATGAAAGAAGAGGGTGACGATGTTCTTAATGATATTTTTGACTATGATGCCTGA